CCAATGGCGTGGTAATTGCCGCCACTGTCTTTTCTTTCAGTGACATCAATTCCGGCCACTGTGCCCGTGTCCATGCTCCCTTAACACGATCATTTAATGAGTTCTTGAATGCTGTCTCCTCAACCGAAAGTAAAGAATCCACTCCGATTGCCGAAGTGAATCTATCTTTTAGGTCGCTGTAGGATACAGTTCTCACGATCCAATTACTGTCTCAGGATTCTTCTTAGCGAAATCCCTCGAATACTCGGGATCAGACATACAGCCAGGACGCTCCTGCTCATGTCTCAAGTAAGTCGTAAGATCGACAGATCGAACTGCTCGGAAGTCTTTCCCTCCGCTAACAGATTGCCCGTATTTACGAGCCGCTAATGCCCTGCCCTTGTATCCGGCTTTCTCACGCTCGGCTTGTGCTTCTGCCTTTTTGGAAAGATAGTGTGCCATCTCTTCGCCCGACATTCCACCGCTTCGTTTTCCGCCTCTTACGATAATATTTAGACTCATTTTTAAAAAGAAAAAAGGGAGCCGGTCTAACCCTTAAACCGGCTCCCCAAGTAACAACATGATCGGTTATTATAAACCCGAACTAATTAAACAATACTTCCGAGTGCTCGTGGATTGCTGACGCGAATCGTAGCCATACACTCTGAGAACGCTCTTTTTCCAGCACCATTGTCAGGAAGATCCTGAATGGTCATTCCTTCCAAGAATTTAAGTGAAACAGTGTCATCGGTTGGGATGAGATATCCACGATCTGTATTAACAGTTCCGAGGGCTGTGTCGTCTCCACTTGCTCCACCATCATTTCTGCCCAACCAAAGGTCTGGCACAATATCAACTTGGCCATAGTCTGAAATGTAAGTCACGACTGACAATTTCAAGATACCATCTTTGACATCCTGATTGAAGTTGAAGTCACTGTTTGCAGTGGTGGATCTTGTGTAGTCAGTGATTTTATTTACCAAAGCTGGTCCTGCGAAAAGTCTGAAAGAACCTTTCGAACCTGAAGCAGTGTAAACAGCCTGAAGAAGTCCACGGAAAGCAGACTCAGTCAAAGAACCGATAGAAACACGGGAACCACTTACTGCACGGAATCCTTGCTTTAAGGATGTGTCGAAAGTGTTACCTGTTGCTGTTGGGTCAGACCAAATACCAAGTCCGCACATTTTAGCACCAGCGGAGCTAGTACCAGCAGACTGATCATTTCCTGATCCGATTGCAGTTTCCAAACTGTTTTTAAGTTGGATAAGACTTTTAGCCTGAGAAGCGGCAAAGAGAGATCCGCCAGGAGCGACATCTACCATTTCAGCCTGACGGGATACTGCGAAGATATCTCTGAATGTGGCCACCCGGTTAGACAAACGAGCACGAGTGTCGATCAAGTTAGCGGCATCTGAAATAGTTAAGTCAGCACCATCGATGTTTCCTCCAGACCCGACTGGGTCACTAAGGCTGTCTACGAGCCACTCGTTGAGAGTTGCTTTTGGAGCAGCGGATTGTGGGATTGTTGAGTAGATTGGAGTCTCCTGTGGTGAAACAGTTTTCATCACATTCTCGAGATTCTCTCTAGCACCTTTTGTGCTTGTTACATTGTAGCTTGTTGCAATAGCCATTTTGAATAATTCCTTATTTTAAGATTTTAAATTTTATTCCGCTAGAAGTGCGGCTAGATCGTTTTCCGAGAGTCTTCTACGCTCCAAAATCTTTTGCTTCTGTGCAGTCTTCCGAGTGGCTTGAGTTTGTACCGGCGGGCTGGAATCTCCCATTGTCGGTGGAGGTGCTTTGGCTACTTTCTTGGCTTTCGGTTTGGCCGTCTTGGCCGCCTGGTCTGCCTTGATCGCTTCCACTCCTCTTACGAGTGTGGCCGCTATAAAGTCGCCATTAGGAAGGGAGTTCAGAACATTAGCATACTGACTTTTCAGCTGATTAAATACGCCTCTGCGTTCTTCAGCGATGTCGCTGTCTACTTTGCTCGAAATCCACGGATGAGTGTTTAGCGTGTCCTGTTGCCATTGTGCCGCTGACTGGAGATGCTGTGCCCTTTCGGGGATCTTCTCTGTCAGGTATTCGTCTGCCTGGGTAAGAATGTTTCGAATATCATCATCCGAATACTCTCTTCCATCGACTTCCACAAAGTCCTTGCCTATGTGCTGAAGTGCAAACTTCTTGGCGGCAAGTGCTTCCTTTCTTAAAGTCTCCAGGGCTTGAAAGTCCTGTACATCTTCGAGTGCCGGTTGGCTGGTTTCTGCTTGTTTCTGAGGGTTGGCTTTTAAGGATTCAATTTGAGCCTGTAATGCTTCTGCTGTTTCTTCGGCACTCTTAGCTCGAGCAGTTAATTTATTTACCTGCTTGAGTAGCTTACCAACAGCTTTGGGCGGTTCAGCTTCGTCTTCTGATTCCTCTTCTTCCTCCTCTTCGACTACCTCTTCCGTTTCCTCCTCCTCTGATTCCTCAGACTCGGTTGACTGTAAAAGAACATCTTGATCCTGGTCGGTTTCTGTGTCTGCGGTCGTTGTCTCGGGACTAGGTTCCGCCTCAGATTCCTCTTTCGCTTCACTCTCCTCGACTTTATCGACAAACGATGCTGTCAACTCCTCAAGGGTCGTAATGCTTTGCGTTGGTTGTGGTTCTGCTTCTGTTGTACTACCCGAAGCCTCGGTTGTTTCTGTATCTGCCATGTTCTGCGTTTGGTAAGTTCGCACTCTTGCGGTTTTCTGCGTACCAACATGGTACGCCACCTCTGATTATGGCAGGGGGTCGGATAAATTACTCAGGAGACTTTGAAAATCTTCCAGTTATCCTTGTAAACTTCGTGCTTTGCTTTCGATTCAGGGTTGTGCGGATATAATCCGATCCGTTTTGCCCCGTCTAATTCCATGCATGGGATGTTGTAAAAAATGTTCTCATCTTCGACATAGGCCACTAAGATATCCACTTTCGTGCAGTCGATTGTTTCTTTACCAGTAGATCCGCTGGCCGTTGTCACCATATACCGACCTAATCCAGTTCGGTTCTTATCCTTAGTTTTTGATTCCGTTCCTTTGATTTGAATCTTAAAAATCTTACCTGCCGTGTTCATCACCAGGCAATCCTGTGGTAAGTAATCGCCCAATGGCACAAAGACCTCCAGTCCATGCTCGAGGGCTTCCGAAAAAAACTTCTGCTCGTAGAGGTTACCCTTCCTCTTCATCTTCGTCATCATCATCGAGCACCATATCGCACTCGAAATCGACAACATCCTCATCGAGCCATTCCTCAATGTCTGACATTACTATCTTTGCCATTTCAGTGTCTTCAATATCAGACTCCTCAAGCCAACGATTGAGCAATGCCCTATGCTCGTTTTTAAACTGCTGATGGGGTGTCAGTTTCGGCATTGTCCAACGCCTCCAATATTCTAGTCAGTCCTGCAATCTCTCCCGATAAACGGGCGAGCTTCTGAGGATTGTCCACATGAGTATAGTCCTGAAAGTCCTCCAGGCACATATCCCTCTGTTCTTTAATAAAGTCCTTAATCACTACCCACTCGGTTTGTTCACCGAGTCCGGCTACTGCATCTCCTAATGTCATTTTTTCCTTCTTACGGGTTTTACTCTTCTGCCCATTCCTACCTTCGATTTCTCAGCCTTCTTGCGTTTCAATTGGCTTTTACTCATCTCCGATTTAGTTTTGGGTGTTTTACTCGAGACTCTTTTGGTTGGCCGGCAGTATTCATTCTTTCCACCCTGGCCACATGGCTTGCCTGACTTCGTATCCTGCCACTTCTCTGATCCCCATCGTTTCAACGATGTACCCTTGGCAGTCTTGCGAACCTGTCCCTTGGACTTCCGGCACTTGGCAATCTGTTGCGATGCTCGAGCACTCGGGAATACTTTTACCCGAGCCTTTACCTTCTTATAACAAGCGTCCTTTGGCATCTTACCACTTCACCTTGTTTGCCCAGTAGGCCGCCGAAGTCTTGCCCTTGGCTATATTCTTACCATGACGAGCTTTGAATGATGCCCGTTTCTTCTTCATTGCCGAACTCTCACCAGCTTTAGGTTTACCGGCAGTCTTTGCTCCCTGCTGTCCAAAGCGAATCATCTTATCTTTTCCACCATCTTTAACTAAAACCACATGGGATTTTTTAGGATGATTAGGTGTTCGCTTGGGCTTGGAATACCCGGCAAAAGTTATTCCCCTGTAAGTAATACTCACTTTTTCTTCTTCAGCATTTTCTTCTTTGCTGGAACTGCCTTTTTGACCATTTTGCGAACCATTGGTTTTTTCTTCATTCCTTTTCCGCCTCTCATAATTTATTCCTTTTCTTGATGTGGTTTATATCAAATTGAGAGTAATTTTTGTAATACCCTCGCTTGTAAATTGTTTCAGATGATTTAACTAAATGCCGAATTGACTGAATAAGAATTAGGGCATACTCAGGTGCACCATTCCCCTCGAACTCTTCCAGTGCTTCATCAGCAGGGTGATCAGGATGAAAACCAACTATCCAAGTGCCATCATGATTTTCATTCTGATCATCAATCCATTGATCAAATTCATCTGATGTCATCTTGTCGAACTTGGTCCAGGCCACAATGTCCACGGATTCGTCATCAGGACATTTGTCTTTGATCTCTATACATTCATTGACATTTTCAATGACATTAAATCGCACATTACCAGTATTCCATGCCTTTTTTGCGTATGGGCAAGGTGGCATCCCATTAAATGTAGGGCTAGGCACTTCTAGAACCTTGCTTGACCAGTCCCTAATCTCATCTTTGATGAGTTTCATATCTAAGCGGCCACTGATGTGCCTGGTACATTGCCAGGTGCAGTTCCTAACTGACCAATCCTGGCGTTCATTTGTTGCTGTTGCTGAAATTCTAATTGACCAGCATATGTCTGAAGTCTCTTCGCAAAGTTTTCATCGGATTGCAGGCGTTCCTGCACATCGGTCGCCGGTATCGCTTCGCTTCCCTGAATATACGATTGTAATACTTGCAACCTAAGTTGTGGATTCGCTCCATTTTCAGGGGCGTTAACAACCTGACCCGATGCGATCTTTGCGATGTCATTCGATGTTTCAATAATCTCCTTTGTGGTAGCCTCCTGCGATGGCATGATTAACTGATTGGCAAGGTTTGGATCGATTGCCTCAATCACCTTGCGAAGATAAATGTCAAATCTACTCACGCCTTGACGATCATAGGTAGCCATTAGCTTTCCTATCGTATCCAGCTTTTGAAGAACCTTCTCCTCATCCTGGTTCATTGAGTTCCAGGTAATATTAAAATCATAAACTTCAGCAGTCTCATCCAGCATGAGCATCGCTCCCTGCTCGTTGTTGGTAACCCGAAACCATATCTGCGGTCCGCCATAAGTGCGATCCAGGCACCATATGCGATTCAATACCTGCTTCCATCCCTCGAGCCAACGATTGACCAGGTTCTGACGAACACTGTTTGCCTCCACTGCATCTGCTTGCGATGTCGGCCTTCCCGTTAGCTTATCTGCCAACTGACGAATCTGCATCTCCACTTCCATGCTTGCGTTCGAATAACGGGGGATCTCCGCGAATCCAAATTCACCTCTACGCCGAACAGGTATATGTGAACCTGGCCCTATGCGTTCAGGCTTTCGCCCAACCACATATTCAACAGGTGGCATCGTTGACATAGATGCCCTATCGCGCCGTGAGTCCATTTCACTTTTCACACAGATTTGATAACTCTTCAGCAGTTCAGGATATCCACGCGAATCAAGCAATCGATGATTGAGGCATTCCCTCGTAATCGCCACAAAGGGATATCTCCCTTCATCATATTCCATAGGGCTATGAAACCCATGCCCTTCCGCTTCATCCGCCCAGCAGGTAATCGTGCATATAGGCACATCGTCTTCGTCCAGTTCCTTACGATATGTCGTGATTACCCGAACCATGCCTTCGTAATCCTGCTGGCCATAAAAGTTGCCGGTGTCATACGACATCAAGTCAGTCGAATAACTCTCCTCCGAATAAAATCCTTTCGAGTTTTCAATCAGTTCCTCGATCCATTCCTTATCCCATCCCTCATTCACCTTCTGCATCAATGCCTCGGGACTGTAGTAATGAATGCAGTGAATGCTCCTGGCACTCTCCAAATCAATCACATTCGAATCAATAATGATCTCCCGTCCCAATTCATATGCCTTAACCGCCGGACGATTTACCACTGCCTTCTCTGTTGGAACCTTTGAAACTCCTTTGTTGCGTAGCTCGTTTAACATCTTACGAACCCGCTTCTTCTTTAACCCTGGAAATAATGGAAAGAACATCTCCTCAACCCCCTCCTTCATCTCGGGATCTTGTATAGCCATTGCCAGTTCAGGCGACATCTGTGCAATCTCCTCGAGCGTCACCTCTTTAAATACACGAGTTGTCTCCCTCTTCCAGTATGTACCAAAAAATGTTATTCCATTCTGCAAAAGATAATTAGCTCCGATGGCCGCTTCCCTCTGTAACTCAGTCATCGATCCCATCCGCCACTTCAGAAATTCACTTACCATCTTGGCCGATGTAATATCTCCACTCTCTACGGGAGCCGCCACCAGGTTGGCCTGTGAAAGCGATTGCGACAGCAAAGCCACATCCCCGTCAATCAACGGGTTCACAAGGTTAGGTTCTAAATCGGAACTCCCGTCCCAGGGAAATGCTTCAGGTCCATTCTTTTTCCCCGATTCATCCTTACCTGCCCATTCATTAAAACGGCACTCCCTCGCCTGTTCAGCCTTATCCATCCAAAACGATAGATTCGCCCTCGCCTCATTAAACTCATGCTTGATCGAATCTACATCCGGCCCCTTCTCATCAAACTCCTGTACTTCTAATCCACTACTTTCCATTTTTAACTCCCAATTCTAACATATGTTTTTTAAAATTACTCAGGGCCGACTTCTCTATCCTTCGCATCGTCTCAAACCCTACTCCCACAAAGTCTGCCATCTCCTGGATCGTATAAATCCTACACTCCCGATCCTCCTCAAATGCAGACAATCCCTCCTCCA